ATGGACAAAAGTTTAAACTTTTGTCCATTATGGTTTATTTTATACGCAAGCTTTAAAAAAATCAAGTGGAAAAAATTTATTTTCTGCCCAAAGGGCGTAAAAAAACAAGAAACCATATGTGAAGAATTGGGCGACCGCGCCGGACTGGCGATATGCTGGTGGAACCAGGGACTGATTCATAATCAAAACAAAAATTATACAAAACAAATCCAACTCTGGGAAAAATCCATTCAAATGAAAAAAAAGATCGGTATTCCCACAGAAAAAAATGAAAAGGCTCTGGCAAAATTAAAGAAAGATAGGGCTTAGGTTCGCTGCGCTCACAACGGTGATTGGTCATTAGTCATTGGTTATAGGTCATTTGTGGCCGGATGGGTGCAAAAAATAAAATTACAAATTACAATGTCCGAAATTACAAACAGTCCCTAAATCCACCACCACTTTTTAACTTTTTCTTTGCCACCAAGACACAAAGACACTAAGGGGCACAAGGGTAATATTTTTTTTATCCCTAAAATAAAACCCCTTTGTGGCTCTTTGTGCCTTCGTGCCTTGGTGGCTAAAATTAGACGGTGGATTTAGGAGCCCTGACAGGCTTGATAAAAGACACCATATCGGTTCCAACTTGGCCTGGGCCGGATTCGTAGTGTTGACCGGTCCATTCGGTACTTTTACCTATTTGGGCGTGAGAAAACTTTTGCTCATTATTGAGATAACTTTTCCTTGATTTTTGTTGCACATAGTGCAAAAAAAATGTTTTCAAAAATCCCTTTCCTTTCCATTATTTAGAACCTTTATCGCCTCAAAAAATAAGTAGGCTATCTGGGGCACTATTGTATTGCCTAATGCCTTAAGTCTGTCCAGTTCATAGGGAAGCCCATCAGCATTTCTACAAAGCAAGGATTCGTCGGCTTTCCAAAACTCAACCTTATTAACTCCACGATGGATAAACCGAATATTTTTCCAGTGTCTGATTGCCTTTTCAATTTCTTTATTACTGACTTTCGTTTGAAATTTTGTTGTATCGCCATACTGGCAAGAGGTGTAGGCAATAATCCAGACTCTATCCCGTCTGTGAGGGGCATTAAGGGCACAAGCTGGTATACAAAACGTTTCGCAGGTGTAACCACTATCTTCCAGATCAATAAGCGTCTGGTCGAGTGCCATATTGATGATTCCATAAACATTCTCCCCAAGGACAAAGGATGGTTTAACAATTCTAATGATCTCAAGCATTTTCGGCCATAGATAACGGTCATCCGCTTTGCCGCGTCGTTTCCCGGCATAGGAAAAGGGCTGACAGGGGAATCCTCCGGAAATAATGTCAACTGGTTCAAGCTCATTTAGGTTCACCTCCATTATATTTTTATATTTTTTTGTTTTTTTAAAATGGAGGTTAAGTATCTCTCGACAATATTCATCGACTTCAATCGACCAGTTCGTCTCTATCCCAGCCCACCTGGCGGCAATCTCAAAGCCGCCTATGCCAGAAAAACAGCTTCCGTGTGTCAATTTTGACATTATAACCTCCTTTCAAAACTTCTTTCTTTTATTACCGGAAGCTGATATAATAAAAATATACCTTGGAGGGGCTCCGGCCTAACGGTGGGAGGTTCACCGTTGCAGGGGTACTTGCACTACTCCTGCCTCCTCATTGAAGTTTCATTCTTAATCTTTCAATAAGTTTTTCCATTAATTTTGCATTTGCCCATGTCGCTTTTGCCAAAACTTGTAATCCGTTTTGAACGTTTTGTCCTAACGAACCAAAATCGGAACAAAAATCTTCTACCTCTTGTTCCGTCTTGTCAGCGATATTAGAAAGTAATTGGAAATATCGCTGAATAGTCGCTTTTTGAGTTATAAGCTCCGTTTTTTTTCCTATTAGTAATGGTTCAACCATCGATAACCTCTTTCAGGATAAAACTAACATCTTCTCCTGTATTAGCGGGGATATATCCTTCTATGAGAATATCTCCTTCTAATCCAATGACAATAGGACCAGCCAGGCTAAGTTCATCACCTGTGCTCAAATCCTCTATGGGAGGATCTACTGTAATTAAAGAATTTGCTTTATCTATATTGATTAACCTATATATGTTTTCCCCTCTTTTCAAAGATAAATTCAATTTTAGACCTATTTCTAAAACATTCAGATCGCCTTCAATGGCAAAATTATTTTTTGTTCCAGTAAAGCTTTCATTGGCGGTATAAATTACAGTGAAATCTTGCCCTGCAAATAATTCAATGGGAATTACCTCAAACTGACTCCCTGTATAAATAGATATAACGAAAATTACTTTATCAAGAGTGTCATCTCTTGTTATTGGAATCACATCTGCTGGCACATCAAAATATGAAAATCCTTCAGCATCAACTTGATCTCCGACAGGTGTAAAAAATTTAAAAGCATCCCACTTTATTTTCAAATCGTCATATTGAAAATTTGGGATTGAATAAATCACCGTTTTTCCTTTGTTTCCTTTTATTATTTTTGTTTCAATCATCTATCCTCCATAGGCAATCCAACGGACAGCGGTAGCTGCGGTTGATTTCAATTTAAACCCTGTAGTTGTGAAATTTTCACCCCAACAGGTATTTCCTGCCTCTGGACATAACCCTATATTAGGGGCGCTCGAAAACGCCTCCGAAAATGTTACAAGTTTCCCACCCGTTAGTGCGTTATTTCTTCCACTGTCAAACTTCTTCCCCCGGAGAAAATCAGCGTCTAATAGACTTCCTGTGCCATCAACTGTCAGTAATAAGGCGAGTGATTCACTGGCACTATTACCGATCTCTTTTTCAACTCCATTTTCCTTAATTACTAAAGTAAATTTTGAACCGCTTTTCTTGAGCCTCACTTCAAGTTCATCTAAAGCTGTTATGTCACCATATCCTAATTGTTTGATTGTTTTATTGGCCTTTTCAACACTGAATTTTTCCGATATCACAAAAAAGGACATATTTCACCTCACATAAGAAGTAAACACTCCGGGTCAGTTTTATTGGTTAATATAGCAACATCCGGGTCAGATTCAGACAACAGTATTATGGTATTCTTAATTAAGGGATATATATCAATCCCTCGGATGCTGTATTCATTAGCACCACTATGAGCTATTTCAATACAAAGGTAAGTACGATTCTCATTTTTGGATAGCCCATATGAATATGTTAAACTGAATAATTGTCCCAATAGGTCTACTTGTGGCAATTCATCCCGGATTGTTTTGAAGCTTATATGCTTAATAATATCTCTCTGCCGGAATATTTTTTGACATACTGTAGTATGAGCGGAAAGGGAATCCGTATGAAACCGGAGGTCAATAGGTTTGGTATCCGCTGTCCAGCCGGTTTCTATTTTTGATGTGTGGGAATATCGATAACTATTGTTTTGAAAGTGAAAACAATAATTTCGTTCAGCTTCAGTTAATAGAGAACTTATATCCGGGTGAAGCTCATAGCCTGATATTACGCCTGGAAGAAATTTCTTCGTTACAGGAATATTTCCCTCAAAGTCAAGGTAAACAGCCTTAATTTTACCGTTCACCGACATATAAAAAAATGTATCAAAGTTTGTGTTAAACTCATTGATCGCCTGTTTCCAGGTTTGATCATTTAACACAACAACCGTTTTTTTGAATTTTTCATACTGAGTGGGGAGTATACCTTCAATTTCTATCCCGGCCCCAAAATCGTTTTTAATCTTGCTGAGCATTTCCCCGGCATTTTCAATGAGTATACTGGACTCCATCATTCCTGAGCCATTAAAAGTAATTTCCGAATCATCGATGGCCTCAACGGGATAGATATAGCAATATCCATCCCCTTCGTTTTGCCAGGTGTATAATATGGGAGCACCATTTTGATATACAGATGAGATATTAAAACAATGATGCCAGGCAGCTAAATACTTACCTGCCTCGATCTGATAAGCAGTCAATTGGCCGGTATTGGTCCAGAATTCATCTGTGACCGTTCCACAAAAGACATTTGCTCTTTTTCCTTCATTTTCAGGAGGGACATTCTCAAACACATCACCTATCCTATATGAAATTGGATTATTAAGGAAAGAATACATATCTCCTTTAATAGTAAATTCGTGTACGGATTTCGGTTTTGGAAAATCTGATACTTTGATCTTTCCAATCAAAGTATCATTCTCGAAAACCTGAATTTCCCTATCTTTCAAATAACGGTCATTTCCTGAAAGGACCTGGCTCCAATGTCCCTGGGAATTATCAAATGTTATTGAGATTTTCTGATTTTCCAATGGGTTAAATAATGATATTGTTCTCCTAAAATATGACATTTTCAAGATTCTACCGGACCCTGAGTATGTATACTCTTGTGGTCCACTTTCCGGGAAATCTATAATAATTCTTTTCATTGTGGATACTCATAAGGATTTTGTTCAAACTCAAGGGTGAAATAAACACCTTCAAGCTCTTCATCTCCTTTTGGCTGTGATAAAATTCCCTGGTATGCCTCTTTTGTTTCTTCGGAGACAATCAGTATAATCACTTCATTCTTGGATATTATTTGGCAAATTGAAACAAACTCATCAAGAGGGATAGCTGGAAAGTTCAAGCTGATCTTCCAAATCAATACTCCAATGACTTTGTTTTTCTGACCTATATCACTATTTATTATATGACTTGTTTCGACCGGTATTCTTTGTATGGGATAATAAGGATCTTCTGATATTTCAGTATAAGTTCCAAGATATAATTGACCAATCCGAAATCCAGTATCATAAGTGTGAACCCAAATTTTAAAATGTTTATGATTTATTCCAGCCACTTTTTTGGATATACTATCTTTAGAATATTCTAGAGTAACGTATTCGTTCGTCTGAAAATTATCATTTGATAAAACAAGTGTAAGAGAAACCTGCGAAGGGAAATCATGGGCGACTATTCCTATTCCATCAAATTCCACTGGATCATCAAATTTCCATAGAATTGTATTGTCTTTTTCCGGGGATAAAAAGTAATCTGCTGGTGATTCTGTTAGTAAATTTTCAACAGGATGATCTGGATCAGCATAAGTCGAATATAAATATGTACATAAGGGAAAAATATTATCATGAATTATTGCTGTCATTCGTACTCCTTTAAAATCACAGAAACTTTTTTAGTGAATCCATCGGGGTTATCACCAAGTACTTCCAGAAACATCTCTCGAAAATCATATTTCATCTGATTTGTGGTTCCCATGGGAAAATAAAGGTTATATATTCTTACGTTTCCGGAAACTTGTGGGTTTTGTTGAGTGTGTTGATTATTTATATTTTCCAAACCTGGTGTTGGCGGAGTATACTGGGGAGTATACTGGGAAAGTCTAAGATGGGATCGTCTACTATTATTTTCTTCAGGAATAAGAGCTTTCACCTCCTGAAGAAAACTCAAGTATTCTTCAGTCATAATGTCATCAACCATAGATCCTTTCAAGCTTTTCAGTTGTCTTAAAAATGCACTTGACCAATTTGAATCTGATAGAATACGGTCCATATTTTCAGTCCAGGCGTTTTGGAGTGCGAAAAATCTTGTAGTATTAGCTTCCATTTGCTCTTGAGAAAAAATACCAATGCTGGAAAAATCGAAATTTCCTATTTCCGCGTTCATTTCAAGCATTTCATAATAAGAACGAATAACTCCGTCCTGGCTGAGATGCAGCGTCTCCGTACTATTCACCATTGCATGCATAATCAGGTCGTATTTTTGGAGCAATAAATCCATTGCCTCCGGCTGGGCATATCGTATTTGCTCTTCTATATCTTCCAATGCTGCTAACCATTTATTTTTTACCTGGTCATCCACGGCCGCCATGACGATACCGTTATTTTCGGTAATAGAAAGTATACTATCTGAAAGACCTTCATAATATTTTTTTTCTACGTCATCCAATGATTGCCACCACAACGAAATTTGTTCTACAATGCTATTTCCGGATATGTTGACTTGAGTTTCCACTTGTTGTAGAAATTCAAGGTATTCTGCATTCATATAGTCATCAACCATAGAGCCTTGCATATTTTGAAGATCAGATAAGAAAGAAGATGCCCAATTGAAATTAGACAGGATACTATCCATATTCTCATTCCATGCGTTTTGCATTGCCAGAAATTTGATTGTACTATCTTCCTTTTGTTCCGGTGAAAATATACCATAATGAGAAAAGTCAAAACTCTGATTTTCAGCATTCATCCTTAGCATTTCATGATACGTACGTAGTACCCCGTCTTGACTTAGGTACAACGTTTCGGTTGAGGCTGTCATTTGTGTCATCACCCAGTCATATTTTTGCTGAAGCAGGTCTAATGCGTCCGGATGAGCATATCTCATTTGCTCTTCTATCTTTTCAAGTGTTATAAGCCACTTATTTTGAGTTTCCTCTGTGATCTCCCTAATTACAATCCCATGATTCTTATGGAAGTTAATCAAGCCGTCATATAATCCTATGTAGTATTTTTTTTCAACTCTATCCAGGGAATCCCACCATAATTTTATTTGATTTATTATGGTGTTTCCTGATATGATCTTCGTATTTCGGCGATCTAGATCATCCATGGTTCCCATAATAGAAGCCATTTTATCCTGGACATCATCCAGACTACCTTCCCAAAATCCGGTTTTGACAGCCATGCGGTCCAGGGAATCCGTGACCTGACCGGTAAGGCCCTGCAGGGCATAAGGAATATCTGCCCCAAGTTTCACTGCAATTACTTCCAGGAGAGAAATTATTTTCTCCTGGCCGGACATGGTTTCTTTTTGAAGAAAGCCTTCTTGACGGGCGTTTTCAATGAGATTTTTGGTTTTTTCATCCAGTTGGAAATTATAGGCTTCCTGGTATTTGATTAAGTCTTGTAGGGCAGGTGCAAGTAGTCTCAGGGCCATCTCTTCATCACCTGTCAACCTCATAATCTCTTCAAATTGAAGTAAAGTCTGATTGGAAAAGTTTGTGAAGTCAGTCTGAGTCATAAAAGCACTATCACCGAGCCCTTCCATCATTTGCCTGGTAGCTTCGATCCGGTTTGCCAGGTCCTCATGCTGCCTTATGAAGTTACTCATATTAAGCATCGCTTGAAGACCTTCTGAAACTTGCAGACCATTATTGATAGCCATATCAGAAATGGTGTCAAAATGACTTTCCATCATGCGGACGATTTCAACAAAACCATACCCTTGACTTTCAAGGGAGTGGAAAAGAGAGGCAGTTGAACTTTGGATGAATTCCCAATTTTGAACGATATCTCCGGTTACCTGGAATAGTTCATTTTGCTTTTGAATCAACTGATCTTGAAGCTGAAGCGCCTCTTCGGCTTCCAGGTTTCCGGCAGCAATTTTTTCTTGAATTTCTACAATTTCTTTTTGAATCGCCCCGGTATCTTTAAAAGTGCTAAGAAATAATTCTAAGGCATCTACCCCTTGTAATATCTTTTTATTCGTGTATTCCCAAATTTCCGCCACCTCAAGCCCCCGGGAGCGGACGTCTGAGATTAGTTCGATCATTTTTTTTGAACCTTCGGTGCCTAATCGTTCCGCATGAGCAAGAAGCTCATTAAAAGCTTTTCCAATAGCTTCCTGGGTTTCGCTTATTGACAGGGTCCCCCGGTCAAGGTCTGCCAGGATATCTCTTGTTCTTTGGACGTAATTATCAAAGTTTTGCAGGTTAACATCGGCAGTGGATAGGATTTCCCCCATTAACTTGCTTATAGCCGCATGGGTATCCCCGGTTACTTCCTCAAGAGACCTGATCTTTTCTTCCATCTCTTCGGTAATATCGATCATTTCCCGTTCTCTATCAATCGCCTCTCCAACACCATCGCCTTTAAAAAGTGAAGCGATTCCCTTTGCAATCCCGGAAATAATACCCCCGGCCCCGGATATCAAAGAAAGCCCGGATTGAATTGTCTGGAAAATATTCCCGCTGCCGAAGAAAATACCCTCAAGCCCTTGCGTCATCTGGCCGATGCCACCGGCAATCGAGTTGATTGCAGAATTCAATTTATCCGCCGTCCCCTCTGAAATAATTCCAAAGACGTTTAAAGCGGTCTCCCCCAATCTAATTAATTTATCAGCCCAGGAAATAGTCATCTCAGACGCCGCTGCCATAGATGACGTGGTCACATCCGTATTTTCCCGGAACTCTTTCATGACTACAATATCCGTATCAAGTGAACCGGCAAGAATTTTAAGGCTTTTATCCGCCTCCTTTGTAAATTCGTTCTGCTTTTCCTGGAGCTTAACAGCGATTTGAATAGATTCCCATAGTTTTTGGATTTCCTCTGGTGCTTTTTTTCCCAGGGCTTCATAATTACCTATAATTTCGACCACTTTTTTCGATACGGCGGAAAAAGCGGCTTCAGAGCTAAATAACTGCCCTTCTTTTCCTTTCAAAGCGGCAGTAAGTAACCTGGTTTCTTTTTCAACATCGGCGAGGTTAACTAATTTTAGGGTTTTTTGATATTTTTCTATTTCTTTGGAAAGGTCCGTGACTTTTCCTTTTAGGACTTCTGTTTCTTTTTCGACTTTTTTTGATGCTTCATGCCATTCTTCATATTGTTTTGCTAATTTTTCACCATATTTACCGTCTCGAATTGCCCTCATAATCTTGTTAAATCTGACTCCCCTATCCTCAATATGGCGAAAATCTGCTGCCATTTTTCTTAATTGATCGGAAGATAAACCTGCGAAATCTCGAAAATTCCTAAATCTTTCATTAATCTGCTGTATAACATCGTTATTCCTAACTATTGTTGCCATAACAGCTTCATGTTGTTTTTTTAGCGCATTCAATTTATCATTGATTTCAACGATTAATTTTACTGCGGCTGCAATAGCAAGTATAGGAAGTGCTTTTTTGAAAAGCCCCCATGCTGCACTGGCTGCTTTTGTGAGCCCAATGTGAGCGGTAAGCAGCAGGTTTGACCCGGTAACACTCCCGCTTAGAGCGGCAAAAGCAGCGGAAGTCCCGGCCATGGCAGAGGTAAAGGCTTGAATCTTAGCAACTGAAAAAACAATTGCCATTGTGGCAGCAACAGTTTTAAGCCCCCCGGCCAAATCAACAATGTACTTGATGGCTTTTCCTACATCGATTAGAAACCTAATAAGAGTTCCTAATGTTTCAATTAGATCAATAATAACCATTGAGACTTTTTCCGCCCATTCCTCAAGAGTTCCATCTGCAGCCCATCGATCTATCTGCTCGATAAGATCCTCTAATTTTCCTTTGAGATTTTCCAGGATCGGCCCGGCCACCTTTCCCAGGAAAATCTCAAATTTATCTGATAGGGTTGAGATTAGACCAGACCAATTTTTGCTCATTTTCTCCATGGCTCCACCGTACATTTCCTGCATGCCGCGGGCCAGGGCTTCAAATACTTTTTGACCTTCTATACCTTCCCTCCCGATGTTCCCTACCTGGGCGGCAGTGAGTCCTAATTCTTTTTGAAGAATTCGTTGTACCGGGATACCTCTTTCAATTAGCTGTAACATCTCTTCAGCCTGGGCTGTTGGTTTGGCGAAAATTTGGCCCATTATTCGGCTGAGATCATTGAGAGGGACCTTCAGCCCTGCTGCCACATCTCCGAAGGTTCGGAGATATTTCTGACCCTTAATACCGAAGCTTTCAAGCATGATAACCGCCTCGGTTAGCCCCTCCATTTTAAATGGTGTGGTATTGGCAAAATTTTGTATCCACTGAAAGTATTTTTGAGCTTCCGAAGCCGAACCCAGCACAGTCTCCAGCTGAAGGTGAATATCTTCAAATTGAGACCCTACTGATAAAACCTTTTCCATCGGTAGGCTTAGAAAATGAAAGGCTTTTTTTGCAAATTCAGTCGCCTGGTTGAGATTCATCATACGACCAAAGATTTCATTAAGTCCTTTGGACGCACGACGACCACCGCGTTCTCCTTTTTTGCCAATTTCATCGAATGCATCACCGACTTTTTCAAGTCGCAGTTCACCGCTCTCTGTATCTACAGATAAGGAGTATTCGATGATTGCTGATTTAGACATTTCGTTGTTTTTTTTCTTGTTTTAACCTCTCAAGTTCTTTTTGTGTTTTTTCATATTCAACTAGAAGCATTTCTGCCTCAACAGCATAAGCCAGAATAGATTCAAACCTTAACCATATAACCGGATACATTTTATTTTTACGGTCAATTTTTTCTATTAAATACTCTATGAAATCTTTAAAATTCGGATCAACACCTTGAGGTGTAGAATTTTCGGGGCAGCCATGACATGCATTTTCCGAATGCTTAAACCGGTTGCAATTATCTTCCCCTGGACAATTGCTTTTTTTTGAAGTAGCATAGTTCCTGGCTGCCCGGATCAGTTTCCCTCAATCTCCTCAATCTCGGATAATACTTCGGAAAAAAGAGAATTAATCACCTTAATCTTATGCTGCGGTGGGACCATTTTGGCCTCGAAATTCCCTTCAAGGTTATTATAGCCAATCGTTTTAATAATCAACTCATCAAATAGAGTACACATTGCTTGTGCTGTGGCTTTCGATTTCCATATTACTTTACCTTTTTTGAGTGTTTGAGAGTAAGCGTTAGCTGCTTTATAACGCATAACCATGTCCTCATCTACAAAATCAAAATCATAAACAATAGGTATTGTTTGATTGGCTTGTTTTGCTAGCGCATATTGGAATAGGAAGTTTGAATTATCTTGAACAAGGTCCGGGTAATAATCCTTAAAATCATCTTCATCAACAATTTTAAATTTTTGAACTTCTTTAGCAATCTTAATTTTATCTTGAATGGGGACTTTTTTCTGCCAATTTTTCACATCATAGCCTTCTGCTGCTTCAATTACTTTTTCATAAATAAAAAGATCGATTTGCACTGAATTATTAGGTGTTTCAATATCACCCGTTCTCCTGGTTGTAATGGTATCAGGAAATTTCAGTTCAATTGTCTTTAAATCATCAAGGTTGAGTTGTCGAAAGGTATAAATATAACCTTTTCTAACTTCAACCTTAAACTTCATATCAACAATATATTTTGGATAATCCATGTAATGTCTCCTTATTTTTATATTTCTATATTAAAGAAAGGTTACTTATACCGGCAATGCCAGGTATTCTGCGATGTTATTCTTCAATGTGATTTGAAACGGTCCGGTAATGGTGTTGTCCCAATTGAAACCAACCTGGCAGTCATAAACATAATAATTGTTCTCTTTACCGAGGCTGTGACTGTCAATAACCGCTTTGGGAATTTCAATCTTACACTCATGGTTATGAGTTGCATCGATAGGGTCCCCTACGGCGGTAATAGTGATATCCCTTTCGATGTTTTCCAGGTCATCGGTTTGAATTTCGTTATTTTCATACAGCATTTTGAACTTCAAGTCTGCCTGCTCACCGCTCTTCAATAGTCGTTTCCTAACTGCAACTTCCAAATTATTGGGAGTGATAAACTTTGGACATCCTGGGCAATATCCATCCTTTTCATTCAGTTGGTTTTGATATGAAAAGGTCAGGTCTTTTACTTTTGCGCTTATATCTACGCCATTATATTGAAACTGGACATTATGGAAAAGTAGGAAACTGGTTGTCACCAGGTCCGGGATACTCACCGCGCTTGACTCATAATAACCCGAACCGATAATACTATGCTGTGCTTCAATATGTTCCTCTGTTTTCCCGGAGAGGGAAAAGGATTGAATTAGAGCATCACGGACGGCAATTTGATTACCATCGGCAAGTTGTTGCCAGACGGTTGTTACCGGTAACTGGTTGACGTTTGCTATTTTGAAAAGGTTCGAATAGACACCGGGAACCACTTCTGTTGTTTCAACATATCCCATTGAGAACGATAGAATATATCCTAAAATCCAACTAGAACATTGAAACGTCTGTGAAAGCTTTGCATCCTGTGAGATTGTCTCTCTTTTTGTAGGCCATCGATGGCCTTTACCATAGGTGTTTGCGTTATTTACCTTTTTGTGGGGAAACTCAAATGTATTATCGTTGTTACAATCATGATTGGCTTCAACTGCTGTCAAAGCTGTGCCGTAATCAGATTGCTGTTTTAATGAATAACCAAATTTCAAATCTTTTGTATTATGGAAAGCCATTATTTACCTCCTTTTTTCCTGGCTTTAGCAGGAGTGGACGCCGGGTTTTCTTTTTTCTCAGCGGGTTTATCATGAACTTTTTCCAGTACATCTACCGCATTTTTAATAACGGGATTTTTTAAGACTTCCGGTTCAACCACCACAGGCCATTTCCTAAAATCAAGAACAAGCCCGGTGGTGGCAATTCTCTTTACTTTTGACCCTGTCTTAAGGCCAATTTTATATTTTAGTTTATCCATTCTTAAACCTCCTGAAATGGTTTCATTGCCACTTTGATAGGGATAATGGTTTCATGATAATGATCTTCCCTATCGGGGAATTGATGAGAATCGTAGGAAACATCTTCCGATACTTCATCCCCAAAGACATCGATAGTGGTTTTGTTTTGCTTAAAAAAACCGGTTAATGATGTGGTGACATCATCGACCATTGTTATAATCCCGGTTGGATCCGGGGGTTCCCCTGATAATGACAATTCAGGGTTAAAATTACGTACTATACAGACAATATCCAAAGAATAGATGTATTGATAAATATGGTTACTCAGGCGCTTTTTTTGCCTGGTTTTCGGACTGATAATAATACAGTAGTCCTGGAAAGCAGGAAGTGCCTTTTTAGTGTATTTTCGTACAGTCACCACTTCCACATAAGAGATATCCCCGTCACCCTCTAAATAAGCTTTTAGCATATTCTGCAATTGTTTTAAATTCATTTAAAAAACTCCCCTTCGATTGAAATATTCTGAAAATACACGGAGTTCTGTTCATGCATACTGAAATCCGCCTGGATATCTCCAAAGGACAGATTACACACAAGAAAACCATCCGGGTAAACTGTTGAAGACAATCTCATATTCTCTTTCAATGCCAAGAACACCTTCCCCCCGGCAGTCTCCACAATTTCTTTGACTGTATTTTCTTGATCATCGCGAGAAATAACACCCAATAGCGAAACCTGGGCCGCCTGCTTGACCGGTTGTTTCAAAGCTTCCCCGGCTTCGATCGGTGTAAGATCATCCGCATTGATCAGTATATAGAGCGTAGAACCTTCCGGCCTGGTTTGACCGGTGGTAATCCCCTGGACTTCCGGGAAAGATGAACCGGCATTTATCAGGGCCGCTTTGATTGCGTTTTCAAATTCACTCATTATCCCTGAATGCCGTCCACCTCGCGGTCAAAAAAATCCTGTGCCCGCCTGCTGGCCGCCTCGATTCCCCACTTGAGAAAGGGCTGGGGTTTTTGACCTTTGGTGCTCTTTGCGAATACAAATTTCTTCCGGGCCATTTTCCATCCTACTTTATCCCGTGGAAAGGGAGTCCAGGGCACTTTAGGCCACACCAGGACCTTTGCTTTTTTCGGGAATATACGTTTTTTCCGGGGTCCGTACAACCCGGTACCTTCGTGGATATCAGGGGCGTAGTCATGGCCGGTCCGTGGATTTCTGGCAGTTGCACTCAATATTCCCTTGATATTCTTTTTTCTAATCTCCAACCGTGAAGTAATTCCACCATGACCGCCCCGGCCGCCTTTGAGCCTGCCTGTCAAACCGGGAGCTTTCTCAATTGCTACCTGCCTGGCAAGTTCAATGATCTTGCCCATGGCCCGCCGCCCGGCAGCATGCAGACGGGCAGGGGCTTCTTTTACTCCTCTTTCTTTCCTGGAAAATACAACTGTCTTTTTCATGTTGTTGTCACCGCTGTTACAACAGAAGGATTACTGACGTATTTCTTTACACATTTATAAGCAGCAATCAGAAATGGCTTTTTCATTTCTTCTATTTCATCCGGGGTTGCAATTCTAAAATTCCCCTCACCGAACTTCTGCGAGAAAGCGGATTGCACAATACCTTCCCGGCCGATTTTGATGTTCAACTTGGGAATTATAGCATACATCAACAGCTCAGCTTCAGCCCGTTGAAAAGCACTGAGCTGCTTATCTTCATCCGGTGTCCGTTCGCCAGGGTCTTTTCCATTGATAACTTCGGTTTCCTCATATTTTGAATCCGACGTCATTTCCCGCAAGAGGTCTTCCGCATCATCCAAATGCGAATCAATCAGACCAGCAGGGAAATCACTTCCCTGCTGGCCGTGCCGTGTAAGGAAAAAAGCTTCATCAATCAGGGGCATTGTGATACCTGTGATTTATGCGGCTTGCAGATGTGCCAGGTAATCGGGGAATCCCTGCGTTGAATATGCAGTACCACCATCAATGAGACAACGCGCTTTCCGGTCGATATTTCCAAACCCGCACCGGAGCCAGCAAGTTGCTTCGTGGATCTGCCTGCTGATAATTTTGTCTTGCTCTACCTGGAAGCCTTCCAGGGAGAACATGCCCGTACAAAAATCCTTTGAAATCAGGAGTAATTTTTTTGTACCGATATTATCTACGGCGGGGTGCATTCTCCGGGGGGTAGTGATTTCCTCTTCCTCTTCCAGGATGATTTTCGGGGTCCCCTGGGCTTTATCGCTGTACTCCGGCAGGGTCTTGATATCGTTGTACTGCGTTTCATCGGCAATCATATTGGTGGCCGGGCAGCCCTTAAGGAACATCCTGGTAGATAGCCTCTGAATATCATAGAATTGTATACCGGCCGATGTGCTCTTTACCCCGACGCTGCCGGCAGTGTCTTCGATTTGGGTGTTGTTTTGGCCCCTGCCACCATCGCCATGAATCATGACATACAGGACATACGCCCGTAGATCAGCGGCAATGCGGTTTCCAATTTGCTTGAGTTTGGTTGCAAGCAGCGGAAAGGGAACATCTTTGAAATACTCATACGGGATTTTGATGTATTGACCAAATTTAAATATATCGATTTTCTTCTGGTTAAACTCAACCGTACTTTCATCGAATTGCACTCCAATGGGAACATGGAGGTCCTTTCCGATGACCTTTTTTGTTTGCTGCTCCTCCGAATAGGGAATCGTAACGGTATCGGCTGTGGTATTGGTAATAAAAGCCAGGAGCTTTTTATAATCAAATATCTTTTCAATTTGCTGCCAGATTACGGAGAGAATCATTTCCGGGAAAATCACCTGCATATCACGGAACTCCTCAAGGTCCCAAAAGTTTTTGGCCCGGATTGTCTTGATATCTATCCCCAGGTCCTTAAAATACTTTTCCAGACCTAAGCTCGGATTTGCGGGATAATATTGATCATATTTATCCGCAATATGACTGCGGATGGTAACGATTTCTCCCTGTTTCCGCCTGGTTATCATTTCCGCATTCAATTTACGCGGTTTCATTTGCTCAGGACACAATATTTTTAAAGCACTCATTTTTCTTTCTCCAATTTTTTTTACTTATGCTTAACCTATACTGTCAGCATTTTCGCGGTTGTGGTCCCACCTTCCAGGAAATATCCTACAATCAAGACGGGACTGTCAGTCGCATTGTCCCAGGTGGTAAACCTTTGATTTCCTTCACCGTCAGGTGTACCTATTTTTGCCAGGGTGCCGGGGGTGACTTCCGCATCGACATCAACAGACATCAATTTTTTCCAGGGGGTATCGCACCCGGCCCATCCGGGATAAACTTTCGGCAGACTGGAAATGGTTCCCAGGACATTTAAATCACCTGCCCCGGCCAGTACAGCCACCCTTTCGGCATCTGAAATTTTAACCTTAGAATATAAGGCTATCTCGGTGTTAAGCTTAACCTTAACACTCAATACATGATCATCCGAAGTTATTATCGTTGCCATATTTTACCTCATTTTAAAGTTAGATAGAGCGATTCTACATATACTCTATTCTTTCTACTTCTTCTTTATCCGTGGATTGGGGAACGGAAGGAGTTTCCGGGGGAACTTCAAAAGAGGAACGATGACTAATATTGGTACTTCCACAGGTTGCACATGTTAAAGGGGGGATTATCTTTTCATACTCTTTTTCCCTTTCCTCTTTCCATTTTTTCAACTGGTCATAAGTAGCGTTCTGGATGAGTTGTTTTTCCATATCTCCCAGTACTTTATTATCACCGGTGCCCCTGGTTAGCCTGGTAAACTTTTCAACTTCAGCCCTTAGATCAGTCATAACCTTTTCGTTCAACTCTTTTTGCGGTTGTAAGGTTTTCACCTGGCCCTCAAGGGTATTGACCTGGCCTTTCAGGGTTGTATTTTCAGTGATAATATTCGTGATGGCATCCTTGATTTGAGTCAAGGTTGCACAATCTTTTCCGGCCTCTTTCATTATTGAAAGAATGGCCTGTATTTCAGGGTCCATAGTAACCTCCTTTTCTCCCCGGGAAGTTTCAGTGCCCAGGTAGAATGTATTTTTTGATATTGATTTATAGTGCTCTAATTTTTCCTCTAAGGCTTTGGCTGATGAATCCGCCCCGTACCACACCAGACTAATTTCAAGCCATTCAAGAATCTCTGTTACGAGCCATCGGACTAATTCTCCTTCTATCTCCTGTCCCATGGTGTCATAAAATTCATCCCACTTCATATCCGGGTGACTTTGAGCTACTTCCATCAGAAGTGAAAAAGAGCATCGATTCGCCGCCCCGGTTTCGACATTCCTGGCAGTAATGGAATCCACAAGTGTATCGACCATAAAAGTGAGATCGATACCGCTTAAGCCATTTTTTATCAATGTATAGCGAAAATTAGTTCCATAGCCAATAATGGAATTAACACTCCAATGATGATCTTTTAGTAGGCTGAGTTTTTCAGGAAATAAAGAAACACTTTTCTCAAGTACACCAGAAACGCTATAGTCGAAAAGACCGCAGCAATTCCAAATAAGTGTCTCTGAAAGTCCTCTAAAATCCTTTGCAACAAAACCTTCAGGTACTTCAATTGAAGTTTGTTTTTCTTCTTTCTTTTCTAACTTTTGAGTTGTTTGTTGCTTCTGAAGGGATGGAGTAGAGATTATAACAGATTGAGGTACGAATATAACTTTATCATTCAAAAAAAAATCTCTGATATTCATATTATTATTTTTCATTTTACACCCCGAATATTGCTTTTAAAATGCACTTGCACAAAACGTGAAAAGGGGGAATACCCTTCCCTTTTGCCAGCAGGTCTGTTATATCCTCTCCGGCCTCACTCAGGTCTACATTAGAATTTTCAATAAAAGCTGCTGCCTCTTCCATATCATCGGTATCGAGCCAGTTAAGCAAGGCATCATAGACGTCCCATGCTTTGCCCACCGGAATACGTTTCCCGTGCAGTTTCCGGCAGATTTCACAGGTTGCCATATCAAGAACGGCCACGATTTCAGCATATTGGAAGTCGGCATCTTTAAGCTGGGATAAATAACTGTAAGTTCTCAACCGGGTGAGAGAGGAGTTAACAATCCGTTTCATCTGGGCTTCGATATCGCCCTTGAGCGCCCGTCCAAACAGCCGCTTGAATTCCTTCTTTGCGTCATCGGTGAACTGCGAAAACTCGACCTCTCCCCGCTCGAATAATTTGGTGACATACTCTTTGATTTGAGACCCAAAATCCTGGTTATAGATGTAGCCGGAAAAATAATAATTATCCAGCTTTTCAAAAAGCTCACAGGCTTTCATGTCCCCCTGACCGAACTGGAACTCTACGTCCGGTTTGGTCCCGGAAAAGACGGAAAGGTCATCCAACTTGAAATACTTCCCCGCATCGATAACAAGTGTTTTGGATGTTTCACGAAACCAGGAGTCGTTTTTGATATTCTTGTAAGCCTCATGTTCCCCAATGTACCCCTTGATCTTTTCAAGTAATTTTTCCGGCCCCCCTTCCGTGGAAATTTCTTCTAAATTTTCCTGGACATACTCAAGGGTCCAGTCGGTCACATCCTCTCCCAATTGGTCCCAATAGGGCAGGGTCTCTCTCAGGTAAGCCTCTACAAGCTCCCGCATCTTTTTCTCTGCCGCTTCAGCTATCTTCTTATCATCATCCTTATGGGACACCTTGACCTTGACCCGGTCCAGGTCGATCCGGTTTCTCTGTGGTACGTATCTCTGCTTTTGCGAATTCCAGGCAAAGGTCTTTTCAACCTTTCCTCTCTTCAATGAAGCTGTTTCCTGGGAATCTTGAGTGATTTGCTGGTAGAGCAACTCGACATCATACCAGTCACCATATCCAAGTTCCTGGGCACCTTCATCCGGGGAGATCATCCCTTTTGATACTTTGTGCCAAACCGTCGCTATATCGTACCGACTTGCCATTGCTTCAGTATTGGGATTCAATCGGAAGTCCTTATTAAATTGAAGACTCAATTCTTCAGGGAAAAGATTATTCAATTCCAGGTGAAGTCGGTAAGTCTTTTCTTGTCGCCTTTTGATTAGACGCCGCAGGTTTGAAGCCATTTGGATATACATGTTATAGATGACCGTGGAGTAGGTTTCCGTGGTGCTGTAGGGCCTGCCGTGTAGTGCTGAATGAGTCTTACTTCCACTAAAGACCTGCTCTTCTATCAACTGGACGATTTCCTTGACCCCCCGGTAATCGGAGGTCAGCGCATGATGTCCCCACTCCCAACCCTCCGGGACCACCAATAGTCCTTCGGAAAAATTTTTATTAATCGATTCAGCAACCCTTTTGAGGTGTTCCTGGTTTCGTAATGCATAATCATCATCCGACTCTCCAGGTTCCCTTTGCAGGGGTTTCACCTTCACAATATTGAGACCCAGCAGCCCCAATTTTTTCAAGGCATATCTCAGATTCTTGAACGCATCCTTTTGCAGTATGAGCGGTTCAAGCGCACTCAGAAGCGGCGGCAGGGCATAAGGGGAATTATCGATGGTCTGTAATGAATAGTAAGAATACGTCACCGGGTTGAGTCTAACAAGGCCCATAGCCGCCCCGGATGTACCGTGGAATTTGGTCTGTTGATGGGGCATGTATTCATCATCGATGTACTTAAATCTTATTGTATCCATAGGCACGGTAACAACCTTTTTCACCCCCCGGAAATTCGGTAATAAGACGTCTTCACTGGAAATCCCACCATGCCGGGTCCCCTGGTTGGCATAGTGGTTGAATAACCCGTCCACCCCGGCAGAGTGCTTATATATCTCATAGGCCGCCTCATTGATCAAGTCCATCGATGCATCTATGTCCCTGGAATTAGTGTCCTGGATCACAATCTTATGGCCGGTATTGACCATATTCTGAGTATTGCTCACCACCTGGGAGAGGTCAGGATTGACGGCGGTAACAAGGGTGATATGCTTCAGCACTTCAAAAGGCACTGCCGGGTTAATATAGTCATAGTGAGCGGCCAGGCCATTGAGACCGGAAATAAAAGACCCGGTTTCCACCGAGGACCTCCCCCCTTCCGGCAGCACATCGATGCTCACGGAGTCCTGCCGGGATTTCTGGAAAGAAAAATAAGGAAGCTTCCAATTTTTCGTATTGACAAGGGTTTTGTTCCCGTAATTAATGCGCATAGAAGCTACTCCCCGCCGCATAGAGCGGCAGCCCGAAGGGCTTGACCACTGGCAATTTACTGGCAATCCTCATACTATTATAGGCCATACCGTAATGGTTATCTACTTTACCTACGTAACTCTCTACCATGGTGCCATTGGCCTTTTCTTTCCTTTCTTTTTTTAGATTTTTCAAATGGTCCCTGAATTCGGGCATACCTTCACAACTCTTTTTAGGCAGTAAGGTTTTTTGATTTTGGAATACACCTGTGGTTTTATCAAGGGACTCATCGCGATTGACACTAACCGTAAGCACTTTTTGCTCTTCGCTCATGTCTTCGTCGTAATACTCATCACCCCTGACCACACTACTTTTTGCCGATTCGGCGAAATATTGGATATAGGCAAACCCTTTATGCTTTACCGCCCAATCTTTTGCCTTCCCCTTATTGGGCAGCGCATCTCCCACCGCGCACCATACATTGAACAAGGTCATAAGTTCGTCAAGCCGCTTCCACTTCATGGTCTTTTCATACCAGAGTACAACCAGTTTATCGCCCACCATATGGCCGATCACAATATAAATCCAGTCCCCCTGGTCAAATCCAAGGTAACTATGAGAGGCAAAAGGAATTAGCCCGTGAACACCATGACACTCATTCAAAACCTGGTCTGTAATCGGTTCTAATTTCCCGGCAAAAGCCAACCCGGCCACCGATTGATGAACCCGTTTAGTGTCGTCAATATCTTCCGCCCCTTGAATGAGTTGATAAGCTTGATCGCCGGAACTCCTGAAACCGGGAGGTTTCCATGTCCAGTATAATTGACTGAGATGATACCCTCTTTTTTCTTTGTTTTTCGGCTTTTTGGGAACCCATTTTGCTTTTGCCGGGTCCAGTTCAGCCTTACATTTCATGCAGCCCAGGTATCCACCTTTTCCCTTTTTCAACGGGAAAAGGTTTTTTGGAAAGTGTTCAATCACATCATTCCACTTGTTACACTTCGGGCACTTCATGAGCCTGAAATGCTGATCCGATTCTTTGAATTCCTGGTCTATGCCAAACCCTGGAAGTGAAGGTTTTGAAAGCATATGTAACTCAGGACAGGTGCTGCGCATTAGCCTATCCTTTGCCTCTTCAGCAAGAATTTGATTACTGATATCGAACTCATCAAAAATGAGTGTATCTGCGTCAACGCTGGCAACATCGGTGCGGGTATTCAACCCACAGAAATATATTGACCCGCCGCATTCTTTGAGGTATATACCATTGATTGAAAGGGATATTTCAGGAAAGTATTTCAATATTGTATCAACACGATCAGGAGTAAATTTCTTGAAAAAATCTTTACTGGGTGCATAGTAAATCCCTTTTAACCTTCCGATAAACATTTTCCAGAGTTTATATAATATTGCCCAGGTGGTAACACCAATCTGGACACCTTTACGGATTACTTTCCGGGGGTGCATGTCCATGTATATATCTTTAAGTTCTTCAAAGCCTGTAAAAGAGAATTGCCTTTTTTTCAGGATAATATCATGACTCAAAACCCAATCTATAAATACACTGCTTTTCTCTTCTTTATCAATACGTTTTAGCAGCAATTCAAGACCGGTTCCATCACTCATTTTTTATACCTTTTCTTTTTTAAATACTGGGTAAGCGCGTTCTTTTTTTTCACAATAAGTGGTTTTATATCAGTATCTTGTAGGAAAAATTCAATCACCTCATTGTCCTTAATCAGTTTCCATTCAAGTCTTTTTTCCTGGACGTCTTTAAGTCTTGAAATTTCTTTGGATAACCCGGTCAAAGAGTGATTGAGCTGCGATATGGCATTGATATCCTCTACTTGGTCAGACGGGATATTATCCAGGATTGAATTGATTTTCTTGAACATGCGAACCAGTGAACCGAAAATCTCTATTTCCAGGTCAATGTCAAGTTCTGCTTTTTCAACCACCTTTTTTTGGTACTCTTTTGCTGCCGTTTCAAAATCGTTCTGGTATTTTTTATAGCGTCGATACAACCGATTGTAGGTCAAATCCGGGAATCCATCCACGTTAAGAGTTACAAGCACCTGTGACAGGTTGCCACATTTGGCATATTCCTTTATTGCAACCTGGAGAAGGTTCCATTCATCAAGCATTTTTCAAGCACTCTTTTATGTATTCTTCAGCCCATTTTTTCAATAGTCTCTTTCTCTTTATCCTCTTGAAAAATAGGTCAATCATTCTTTTTAGCTTTTCCATTTTTTTTCCTCAATATTTGAATGGTTAGCTGTATCATTTGGTCTGTGCGTTTCTGAAGTTTGAAGAATAAGAACACAACAGCCGAAACCAAACCGCTACAAGCGGCAACTAACAATTGTTCCGTAGTCATTCTATTTCAACACCGCTTTCAGGATGAACACCAACACCGCCCCGGCCCCGGCCCCGATTCCCACATTCTTAACGTTTTTCCAGAAGCGGTTCACCCGGTAAACCCGATCAATTTTTTCCATTCCTTCCGTTACTTTTTCTTCGATCTCTTTCCAGTTCTCTATTTGATTTCCTAGACTATCAACGCTTTCCTCAAGCAGTGAGACCTGTGTGGTTAAATTATTCTTTACCTGTCCAAATAAAATCAATACATCATCCTTTGAACTATTTAAATCCAGGCATAATTCGTAACTAACCAGCAATTCGCTATATTCGGTTTTACAATCCTCAAGGTTATTTAGATCATCAGGATTGACCGGTTCGGGACGTTCACCCAGTTTCTTTTTTAGCTCATTCATGACTCCCCGGGACTTGTCAAGTTTCGTTATAATCCCTTCGTTTTCTTCGTCTCCATATAGAGCCAGGTGTAACTCTCCTTGACCCTTAAGAAGAGCTTTTACCACATTATTGGAAGTAGTAATACTTTGTTTAATCCCGTCCAAATCGCTTTTAAGAGTCCCTCGAATTATTTGTAGATCTTTGCTATAACTACAGCTATTATGAGCAAAAAAACCTAATAGAGCTACCAGGACTACAACCAGGATTATCAAAATTATAAGGACTTTCCCATTAGAATTCTTAACGTCTGCCATGTTTCACCCCTATTTAACGATGCAAAACACAGCATCGCTGATATCGGAAGGGGACAAATCAAATGCATCGCAAATGCGCACCAGGCAGGTTCTTGAAGAAACATTCGGAACTGTCCAGGAGTATGAGCCGTCATTGGGAGTGGAAGGTATAAGGATTGTCCAGGTTTTTCCGTTATTCGTTGAATATTTAATTTTGACATTTGCCCTTGGAAATTTTGGAATGTAGGTCATGTCCCAGGTGATGTCAAAAGAATCCCCGGCGGTTAATACCTCCCCGCCATTGGGAGATGTAATGGTTATAGTTTTTTTATTACCTTTACCCAAAAAGCAATCAATCTGATCTTTGAAGTACTCAAACCTGGGTCCCATTTTTACTATATCCAGGGCCACGTACCAACAGTTTACGCACTTTGATAGCTTTAGGACTGCCTCAACTTCGGGTCGCATGTCACCCAGGAAATGCTTAATTTGAAAATATTTGTCAGTCCAGGCCGCCGCCTCTTCTGTCAGTGCTTTGTTTTCGGCCTTTAGCCTTGAATTTTCCTGTCTTGCCGCGCTTAATTCCTGTTGAACAAGATTACTCTCGTTCCCAAAAGGGCTTTTGACCTGCCGGGCTATTTCAAAATTCACAATCACAGCAACTAACAAACAAATAGCCAGGAAAAGGCTAATATACTTAAAGTTCCAAAACGATTTTTTGTTTTTCATGATTTACCTCCAAAAAATAAAATAAAGAAAGATTGATTTGACAGTTTCCCATACCATCAATCTTTCCTGATACTTTTTGTAATTCTCCGGGTATTCCCCGTAAAATTCCTGGTATGCTTCTAAAACCCCCAGGATTGAGTCAAGGGGGTCCCCTTTTTCCTTACCGTATACTACCTCATAACTTAACTTACCATTTCGGGCTTTTTGGGGCTGTGATTCAAGTGAATATTTAACAATAGCTTTCACCGTATTTCTCTCCGGCCGTGGATTTCTGTTTCCATCCTGGGAAATCAGTTCGTTTCGAGTCCCACCCTTCGGCGGATTCTCTCCCAGCATCCTTTTTAGATTTGACAAACTCATATTATGACAGGGGGAAATGCATCTTGACTTCAACCATTGCTCCCACTCTTTACCTAATTCTTTTACTACCAGGTTCCGGAAATCACGGTATAACTTTGCGTATTTTGGGTCTTTCTCTTTCATATCATACTGAATGCCCAGTATGATATCTTCCGGCTGGACCCCCTTCTTTATTAGGTACACAAATGTATCAGCAAGGAACTCCGGGGTACATAGTGGGAGCCGGGGTTCATTCACCAGTTCAAAACCCATTACCCTACCTTTCCTTATCCGCAGGAAGGCATCAATAAATTGATGACGTGCGTCTTTTGCCAGCTCTGAATAAAACGCTTTCTCTCCGTAGGCAACAACCCAGGGATTCCATGGGTTATTGCGAATTCCGCAATGGTCAAAAAGACTGACCCAAAGCTTGACACCATGGCCGTTGTAAGTGGTTGTAATTTTCTCCCAGTTCCATTCGTAGGAATCATTTACGTAAATGTAAAAATCTTCATAATCAGGCTTAATCGGGATCATTTCAAAAGGCCGGATTTTCCGCCAGGCATTCTCTGAGTCTATCCAAAAAGGAAATTCCCTTGCCGAATTGGCATATCTGCCAATATATTCCGCTATTCTCTCAACCGCTTGCATATCCAGACGACCTTCATCAAAATAACTGATGATATAATCCCCGCGCAATATCGAGTAACCACCCAGGGGAGAAAGGAAAATTTTACATCTGTCAGCGGCATGACAAAGTACTGTGATGGCTAAAACCAAAACAACAAAAAAGAACTTACGCAAATTACCCATAGTTTGCTCCTTAAATTCATAAGTTCTTTTGATTCCCCTTATTGGTATTATAGTCTATCAAATCAATTCTGTCTTACAGAAAATACGGAAAAAAAGAGTTTTGATACAAAAAAGTACAAAATTAAATGAGCGACAGGGACTTTTTGTCCCCGTCGCCCGTTTTTAAAGGTAAAAGGTTATGTGATGGATGAGTCTTTTACCATTGGTATGGGATCGTCAATCACTACCACCGGGGGAGTGACCGGGGGATTCATTGTATTACCGGCAAAAATCTTTGACATTTCGTCTCGATTAAGCGTCTTAACTTTCATTGTAGCCTCCTTAAGCACGCATTATAGCCCCCTATCCCCACCCTGCCAAACAATTTTTACGGAAAAAACGGAAAAAAGCAGAAAAAATTTAGCTCCGACACCAAACTGATGACGGAAGCTGGAAATTTCCTATTGACTTAATCAGAAAAGCCTCAAATAGAGGCTTAACTTTTTAGGTGTCATCAAAACTATGACACCCTATTGGTAAAGTTCAAATATCATAAAGGGGGGGGGATACAGTGTCCCCCCACCTTATGAGACTACAAAAAAATTAAAACTTAAAACCATTTTAACCGAGTTGAAAAAAGATAGTCAAGCCTAACATATGGGCGAAATTCGACCATGAAAAATGGGCCAAAATATATTCAATAAATCCGCAAATACTGACTATAATTAAATTACATACATTTTAGCCCCTGCCAATAGGGGCGAATTTAGACCCTCATTAAACGGACTAAACTTTCCACCAAATAACCCTAAACGCTGTTTATAATTAGATTTCTACCATTTTTAGACCATTTACCGGAGGGGCTAAATTTGCCCCTTCCCAACACCTGGCCCACCAAACGCGCAGTCATACCACTACCTACTACCTACTACTTACTACCTACTTCGCAACCCCCCGCCATCATCACGTTTTTTTTAAAAATTTTTATTGACAAATACAAAAAAATATACTATTCTATAATATGATTGATATAAAGAAAGTTTTCAGGAGAAATCAGTGAAGATAGGAGACATAAAATGATGAAGAAAATTTTAACAGCAATGGTTGTAATTATTGTGCTTTTATTAGGTATGCCTATTTATGGCGTAGTTAGTGGCAATTGGGGTTGTGGCCCATTAATTCCTGATGGATGTCAAAATAGCGCTAATACTTCCGGCTTAAGTAGTGTTAAAAGCGGATATACAATAGGACAATTAATCGCTGAAGGAACATATTATTATACATCAGCGAATTCTAAGTATCAGGAGTTTTTATCAAAGATTGAAATTTCAGAATTGAGGGGATATAACTTTTCAGAACTTAAAAATATAGTTGATATTGCTTTAAAAAACATGTATATGGCAGAAAGGTTTTATAGGGAAGTATTTGATATAGCATCACAATGCGAATGTGATGAAAAATATTTGCAAAAATTAAGAGAATTCGATTATGATGCTTTTCAACAAAAAAACAATTTAATCCCTTCCGTATTGGAGAAAACCAGAGATTATTTATCTATAGGAAACATAAAGGGAGTCTTTGAGGTAATGTCGGTTGAAAGCTTAAATATTTACAATTTACTAACAGCTATTAAATCCCAAATTGATATAGAAAAAGTCCCAGAGTACCATTTGATGTGGGATTGTAACCAAAGGTTTTTTGTAACTCATCTTTTTGGTCAATATGTGTCGATGATATTTTATAATTTAAAATGATAGAAACGCTAAAACATGAATTTAAGAGAAATGTAAGCATATTAACATTGTCGGTTTATATAATTTTTTTTATACTATCATTGGTTATGGTACAAATAGGAATAGCTAAGTATGAAAGAGAAAAAATTAGATGTATAGATTTTTCCAATATAGAATATAAAAAGATTCAAAGATACATAAATTATCCCCAATACGGCATTTATGGATTTAGAATGATTTTGAAATCCAGGCCAATATCAGCGCTTTTTTTTAATTCTAATCCATTTAATGAACTTGTAGGATATATTGACAATGGAGTCAGGATCGATAATTATGAATCAAAAACAAGCCCTAAAATATACATAAAAGCAACTGGAGGATTTATTGATTTTTCATGGATAATGACTATTTTAGGAAGCTTGGTTATATCCACGTGGGGTTTATTCACTTTTAGGGATGTAGAGCACATAGAAAACTTAAAAAATTTTACATCATTAAAAAAAGTAAGAATTGGGATAATCTTTTTAAGAAGTATATTCGTGCTTATGTTTTTTGTTTTTATAGGTATAACAATATATGTCCAATATTTTTTAAATGGAATATCATTGAGTACAAAAGAAATAATAGGAATAATAATCTATTTGTCTTTACTATTTTTTACCCTATTATTTTTTTTAATCATTAGTTCTCTATTTGGGAAAATTAAAAAATTGTTTATAGCATGCATCACCGTAGGTATCTTATGGGTGCTTTTTGCATTTCTTTTACCAGAGCTTTTAAGTATCTGTTTTACTTTCAAAATAGAAGATTCAATGAAATCTGAATACAATCATGAATTAAATAAAACTGAAATACTTATGGATTTTGAAAAGGAAGCCTACACGGTTTCAAAAAGACATGAAACAAAATCTGAAAAAATTGAATCAGATAAAAAATATCTAGAAAAATATAAAAAGACAGAATTTCCAATATTGATTAATCTTGAAAAAAGTAGGCTAAATAAAGTAAGAGATCAAGTAAGGGACTTGCATTTTTGGGCTTCAATATTTCCCGTTACATTCCTTAAATCAATTACTAATGAAATTAGCTCAAGAGGCTATCAAGCCTATCTGGATTTCTATAATAAAAACAGAGTTCTTCAAGCTGATTTTTTTATTTTTTATTCAGATCACGTATATTCTGACAGCTATGGAAAAGTAACTCCCTTTCTACAAAAAGGAGAAAATGTTATAACATCTCAGGTCAAAGTTCCAAATTACTTTTTATTGGGATTTCTAATATTAGTTTTATACATTATGGTGTTTTTTTTCTTATCTGTGGTAGACATTGATGTCTCAAGCAGTAGGTATCACCTCCCTAAAGACGTTGATACCGAATTAATGAAAGGCAAATTAAATTATTTTCTAACAAAAGACAATATGCTTAAAAGAGCGTTATTAAACCATTTTACTGATTATTGGTACTTACCAAACCTGTCAAAAATTGGATTATCATTCGAATGGAGTGATATCTTTAATACCGCCCTTAGCTCCGGAAAATCTATTCTTATTGGTAGTGGTTTTCTTGATGGACTTAAAAAGGAAGATATTTTTTCTATTAAAGAAAATTTAAATAAAAAAAATATCACTTTTCTTGAAATTGGGTGGAATGAACATCAATATTATCAATACGTTGATAAAAAAATCAAATGGATTAATGATACGACTATAGATCATGGGGGATATTCCGATTGCTTTGATTCAGATTTCGCCTTAAGAAGGCCAACCAAAAGCGAATTGAATATTTAGTTAAGCTCTCTTTGCTTCTACACTTAGAATAATATCCCTATGTTCCGCCGTTCTCCTTCTTAGATATCCAGGATGAGCTAACATAATGGAGACATAATCGTATAATTCAGGTTCTTCTTTTGGATTAATAATAATAGCTTCTGTTTCAAGAGGCTCAATAGCACATTGATCTCCATTGGATTCATCAATAAACATTGACTGCTCTTGTGTTTTTCTTAATTTTAAAAGATCATCTTTCAATACCATCTCGGCATTTTCTACACTCCGTTCTAAGTAATCTCGCATTACTGGGTCTAAACACATCAGCCTGATTTTTTTGATTAAATCTTCAACATTTCCCTTATAGCCATTATTGATATAGACTAGTGATGTCATTTTCACCTCACTTTTTATTAACTTTTTTCACCTCCAACCATTACCATACCACCTTCTTTTTCCATTTTCCTTTTTAAAAAATAATTTTTAAATGCGGGATCTGACTCAGCCAGCATTATAGCTTTAATCATTTCATTCACAAGTAGTTTATCATTTAAGGAGTCTATTATTCTTAAAATGTCTTCATTTATCGATTTACCTTTCAATATAGCGTTTATTGCTTGTTCTTTATTTAGATTTCCGTTTTTTAAATACATATTTCCTTCCCCCATAATTAACCAATTCAAGTTGATTCCAAATTTACTGCTTAACAGACCCATAAATTCAAGGCTTGGATTAAGATTCCCTTTCTCAATTTTTGCATAATTAGATTGGCTTACATTTAAATAATCGCACATTTGCTTTTGGGAATATCCTATTTTCCCCCTTATGCACTTAATCCTATCTGAAATATTTTCACCTGTCATTTATCCATCCTTATTCCATATTGGAATTCAAATTCTCGAAACCCACCGCCGATGCGCAGAAAATATTCCAAATTTGAATTTTTTTGTTGACAAATTTCCAAAATGGAATTATAATTATAGGTATGAGACAAAACGGATTTTTCAGAATGTTGGCTGAGCAAAGTGATAATCAAGAGAGGATAGGCTCTCCGGGTTTTGGTTACTGGGCTTATTTGAATTGTCAGCCTTTCGGATTTCATGTTACAATAATAATGCACAATTTGAATTTTGTCAACTCATTTCTTCAAAAAAAATTTCGCGCCTTGCTGAAAGCCACCAATAATAAGGAATGGGGATATACCGTTCCTGTCTCATACCAGGCATTCTATGCCTACATGCCGGAGCGGGTGCGCTGCAGCCAACGGTGTACCCGCTCTATTTGTCTATTTTTATCTTCCTTTATTGATTCCAAATCAAGGGACCGGACCAGGTCCGGTCCCTCCTTCGCTCTTTTTTCAATCATTTGTGCATCGTTTATCTCTCCATCAAACAGGGACCGGGTCTATCCCGGTCCCTTCACCTTTATTGCAGTTTTATCACCCAACCTCCTATATTTTGTTTTTGCAATGGTCCCCGGGATTACCCGGGGACCGTTGTTTTTATTAAGGTTCAAGCTTCTGTGGGTTAAAATAAATTGCGGACCGGACGGGACCCTCATCCTCCAGACATGTTGTCCCGTCCCGTCCGCTGCCCCCCCCTCCATCGTTACTCACAACTCAGGGGCTCAGCGGCCAGCGTCGCTGAGCCCCACTTTTCTTGAAAAAAATCAGACCAAAAAGGCTTTAAATATAAAAAACACAAAAAACAAAAAGGAGGTAAAAATGGAGTTCATTAAAAAAGAATATGTCGATCGTATGACCGATTCTTCCGCTGAGATTACATTTTACATAGGTGAAAACAAATTCTGGTTTAAACCGGAAGAAATCTCAATACCAATGTCGATAAATGGTGATACTTTACTTGAAACACTTTCTTATCATGGCTATACGTTAAAGAGGCATGTCGGTTGGTTCAATCTTGAGGGAAAAGATGTTTTCCTGATTTCTTCCGTAGGAATACACTTGCTTGACTTATTGAGTCTCTTTCCATGGGCATATGATTTCTTTTCATGGATAAGAAAAGAGACAGGGCCTGATGCAGTTTTTACCCTTTTCAAAGAGCTACAAAAAAAAATAGCGTGAGGTGAATTATGATTATCTTTGTAAATGAAGGGTTAGTAGGTAGTAGGTTTGATTGCGTGATTGAGACTGTCGCTCAACGTGCAGTAAGAGAAAACGCCACACATTGGGAAGATATCGAAAATTTTCTTGCAGATTATCGTGAACACGTTCCCTATAGTACGCATGCAATGGCTGCTATTTTCGCAAAAATTGATGAATTAGAGAATTAGGTGACATAATGCAGTTCATCACGAAGTATAATTTCCAGGGGAATGATATTTCCTTCTATGTGGAAGGGAATGTTATCTGGTTTGATGCCGCTCAGATTTCTATCGTTGTCGGTTATTGGTCAGAGGGGGGTATTGCTTTTGAGGTTAATATTGGAGTGCATAAGAAGGAGCTTAAACCCCACGCAAAAGAAATCATATTGCCGGAACACAAAAGAAAAAAAACACTCATGATCAGTGAAGTAGGCATACTTAACCTTTTCGCAAAGTATTCAGATCAGAAATATCAAGATTTTCTTAAATGGTATAACGAATTAAAGCAAAAATCAATTCAATTGCAGAATGCAATTAAAAGGCAAGCGTAAAATGGACTGTACGGTAAATGGTAGAAAGGCAAACAGAGACGCTTCACCCGGTTTCCTGGGTGAAGCTGATCTGTATTCTCCCTCTCTCCTCATGGAAGCATATAAACACTGGTGGCAATTCAACCAATGGAAAAAATGTTGGCTTGAGATTTTAAGGAGGTATTAATGGAACATCTTAAAGAAAGTGAGCTAGGCTATATCGAACATCTGATGATTAATTGGAAAACAGCGTGGGGTCTATGGAAATCACCCCCCCGTGAATTTCTTCATGGTATAATTCACTTCTTTCACGGCCTGGTGCCTTTTGACTGGACACTATTTCCCAATTGGAGGGACCATGCTAAATGATAAAATAGACAGCCTGAAAAAGGGTGTCGATGGTATGCGAATGTACCTTAGTGCATTTAAGTCCTGTCCTAAAAAGGACATCAAAAAGAATTTCCATTTTATTCAAGAAACATCCCTCTCTATTTCATATGCTCTCGCTAAATGCGGTCTTAATTTCATCCAGGTATGGGAGATTATGGGGGATATTTTTGAAACGATCGGCAATATTAGCAAAGAAAACAAATACCTGAAAGTCAATAAATATATTCAGGGGTATCTTAATAAGAAGGCAAAAAATGACAAATAGCAAATTCACTACAAAACGAAAAGTATCAACAACCGGGGTTCTTTCCTATAAAGGGACAAAATACTATATTAAGAAAAAGGAACTTAAAGGCCAGATAGTTGAAAGGTTTTAATAATGGATAAAATAAAGCTGCAAGACTTTTTAATTTTTTTTAACCAAAGCGTTCATCCCCCTTCGGAAAATGACTCGGAGTGTACGCAATTTACCGCAATCAATCTTCACGGTATATCAATGACTTTTAAAACAGGCGGGCATTTCATCTATAAGTGGACTATGGGAAAAGAAGACTTTGAAAAAATCGAAAAAGAGTTAAAAGATGCTATAAGAAAAGATATTTCCTATAAAAAACATAATCGTAGGATTTTAATGTTTACCGGAGAAGACTTTTTTGAAATAGAGGAACTGCCGGATGAAGAATTATTATCTCTGACAGAGGGCGAGGATTAAAATGGATAATATGAAAATTGAAACCTTGAAAAAAGGTGTTGAGGGTATAAAGTTGTACCTGGATAATTTTGATCACCGTATTGAGAGTTGGCGTTTTATTCAAAAAACAACTGTTTCCTTTTTTCAATCTCTCTCAAAATGTGATTTGAATTTTTCGCAGGTGTGGAAAATCATGGAAGATGTTTTTTGCAGTATTAAAATTATTTCAATGAACAATAAACACCTGGAACTCGATGGATTTATCAAGGGTGTAATTAATAAGGCGGCACAAAATGAGCAATAGTAAAGACACGATTGAACGGAAAGTATCTAAAACGGGCGTGCTTTCATATAAGGGAAGCAAGTATTATATCAAGGAAAAGGGGCTGAAAGGGCAAACGGTTGAAGTAATTCGTGAGAGTGAACATAACACTCTCATTGTCAAGCTGGGTAAAACAACGGCCGTTGCCCGTCAATTCGAGATGGTATCCTATTCAAGTCTATTTAAATCGACACAAAATAGTACTCTGACTCTCTCCCATCAAGGTACTTTTAAATATAAAGGGAAAACATACTTTGTCGATAGCATCCACTTCCATAGTCGGTCCGTTCATGTTGAA